GCCGACGGCAACCGCCAAGCCCTCGCAGGAGCGCTCAAAACCGGCAAGGGCTTGGACACTAAATTCCACATCAATGTGATCGATACCTATACAGGGGCGACTGATGACGGCGTCTCCGCTGTCGCCTCATGGCTCGCAGAACGTAAAGACCGAGCAGCTCAAATCAACCTCGTCGGCGGCTCCGGCGCGCTCGCGCTCGCGGATGCTCTCGAAGCTCGAGGCGTCTCAAAACGCATCGTCCACATCATGACCACTAAGGAATATTTCCAATCTTGCTCGCTGCTTTTCGAGGGGCTGCGGGATGGCCGGATCACTCATCCAGAGGGCGATCCAGAAGATGCACTGAACTCGTCCGTGGCCGTCTGCGATAAGAAGATTCGTTCGCGCGATGGCTCGTGGGGCTGGGAAGCGTCGACCCCAGACGGAGATGACACACCTCTCGAAGCGGCCTCAGCAGCCGTCTTGGCTGCGAAAACAACCAAGCGTCGACCCGGTAAGAAAGCGAGGGCTTTGTGACAGCGAAAAAGTTTATGATCGCGACTCCCGTCGCTTTCCAGACCCCAAACGTTTTAGGGCTCACGGGACCAGAGCTTGAAGCCCTCGGCCAGCTCATCGAGCTTTGGCGAGTAAAGCAGCCGCGGAACCGACTGCGACAGGCTTACTTGGATGGGATCGTCCGTCCAGACAATCTGAATATTGCGGTTCCCGATGACATGGTCGAGCAGCTCGGCGCGGTCATCGGCTGGCCGC